CACTTTTGGAGAGTGCCGGTCAAAGAAAAAGGCTGTTGTATTTCTACAACAGCCCCAAAAGACGCCCCGGGAGCGAATCGGCTTGTCTTTGTGGAAACTCTATTACAGAGTGATGCCCATTGCTTTGGCCTTGTAGCCTAGAGCAACGATTTCGCGGCTTGGTTGACCCATCACGTATTCTGTGACTGTGACACCGTTGCCTGCCTTGCGGGTGTTGCTGTAAACAGCATAACCGTTCTGCTTGATGCGGCTAACTTCTGCGCTCAAGTTGCCAACGCCCAAGTCATGCTTGGCTTTGGATGCTGTCAATGCTGCACCATTGTAGAGTGCGTTGAAGACTTTGAAAGTCTTGGTTTCTGGATTGAATCTCTTCATTTTTAAGTTTCCTTTGTTGTGGCTGTGTCCTCACAGCGTTTTATTAGTATAGCAGACGCTGCTCAGCAATGCAACCTCAATCCTTCCGTTTTACAGAAACATTTGCTCGAAAGAACGTGCCCATGATCACCACAGCAGCCCAAGTCCAAAACGTGAACTCAATGGCTAGCACAGGGAACAGTGTGTTCAGACTCCAAATGACCAACCAGGGGCCGATGGCCATGATCACCACAACCACTGCTATGGCTAGGACCAATTTTAACATAGTATCAAACATTATCAATCTCCTCGATTTCTTGTAGCCGTTTCAAATCAGCTAGTTCTGTATCAATCAACTTCTCCATCTTCCGGGCACCCGTGTTGCTGGATCCCTTCTTGTACATCTGATGGTAGTGCTCTGCACAGTAACTCTTGCCTGCTATGCTCTTCTGCCCGCACATCTTGAAAGGCCATTTGATCTGCTCTGACCCGATGTACTGGCACTCTTTGGCTGAGCCCAATCCTGTATCTATCATGCCATACCCTTCATAACAGTTACACGAGCCATATTCTGCCAGTTAGCAGGGAAGCTCTTCTTCAAGTCTGCACACTTCAAAACAGTACGCAGGCTCAGCTCTCGCATATGGCTACGGTTCTCAAGGATGAAGTTAACGATCTCATCTTTAGCCGTTTCCTCAAGCTCGTATGAATCCAACATACCGTCTTTGACGATCTGCTTGATACGCAGAACCTTCTCACGGTCTGTGTCCATACGCAAGTCAATGAAGTGACAGCGTGACTCTAAGGCCGCCAAGTGCTCCTGCAGTTTCTTAGAGCGAACATTCTCAAACTTCAAGTTGGTGATAAAGATAGCACCACCCTTGAAATCAAACTTGTCTGGCACTCCTTCGGAACGCAGGACTCTAGAGTCTGTGTTCCAAGAAATAGTGCGCTTCTTGCTTGTGTCCAAAGCCGCTTTGAGAATGTTGAGTGCAACGTCATCCAAAAGAATGCTGTCACAGTCATCGAACACAATGATGTTCTTGGGATCACTGTATTTGTAGAGCTTGCTATACAAGCCAATGGCTGACATAGCACCCTTGACAATCTCATACTTGGGTTTACGCTGACCCATGAGATCAAACAGATCATCTTTGGCAAGTACTTCTTCAACACCAAAGCTCTTGCCCACACCTGGAGGGCCTGTGACAATCATTGCACGAACGTCACCAGTCTTGACTGCTTTGGTCATGTCCTTGAGGATCTCAAAGCGCAATCTAGTACGCTCGATGATCTGCTCATCAGTTTCGTCTGCAACAGCAGAGTCTGGCACTTTGACCTGTGTGAAGTCTGTGACTGTGGCATCGTTCTTGCCAGCCTTGGTGGGTTTGGCAAGGGCCTGCAACATAGTAACCCCTGCTGGAGCCCCTGCAATTGCTTGAACATCACTTTGGTTGCATCGTACCTTACAGGTCTCACCACCACCCTTGATGTTGTAGCCTGAGCGGGCCTTGATGTAGCCTTCCCAACCATTGCTGGCTTCGGTGACAAAGTCCCCTACCATATCCAGTTCAATGCCTGGGTAGATCTGGTTGCTTTTGGCACCGTACTGACCTTGTGCTAGTGTAATACGCATAGTTTTCGCTCCTGTGTGTGTTGTTAACATAGTGTCTATTATATGCTCAAATATGAGTCTTGTCAACCCCTATTTGAATAACACTTCCGCTATCTGGGTTTCTGTGAGTTCTGCAGTCAACCCCTCAATGTCTTTGGCAGCAAGAGCTTCTGCTAGAGGAACCAATCCGTTCACCACCAAGCCCTTGGCGGCATAGACACAGCCCGCGTACCACACACCATCACGCATGATATAGTAGTACTCGCCCCCGCAGTTGTGGACCTGCTCAAGGAACTCTTCAAAGTTGTGCGCAACCTGCCAGCTGACGTCAGTTTCACCGCGTTCGCTGTAGAAGTTCATGACGTCGGGGGTCTTCTGAACTCCACTGTTGTCTCCACGTGCTACCAGCTGGTTGGCTGTTGCTGAATCATAGTTCTCCAGCAACAGCTTGCCTGTGTATTCTAGATAGCCATCGTAGTGGCAATAGACGCTCTTGCAGACTGTGCCGTGCATTACGCCTACTCTTGATCGTGTACCCATAAGTTTCGCTCCTTATTTGTTTGTGTAAGTGTGTATTATAACACAGGCCGGAGCCTGTGTCAACCACTCGTTAAATACCCTGGAAGGTAGCCAGGGCTTGTTGTGCGTCTGTGTCCAGCATACAGGCATCCATTGCTCGTTGCTTCTCACGTGCTACAGTTGCACGGTAGGCTTCCAGCTCTGCTTGCTTTGCTTCCATTGCAGGCCAAACAACATCTGAAGGGTTCAAGTAGGGACCAGTGTAGTCCCGCTTTTCTTCTTTCAGTGTAATCTCGCCGGATGCAATGCCCTCAAACACCATACCCCACGTGGGTTGTTCAGGACGGCCTGTAGCGCCAAACAGGGCTACTGCCTTGGCCTGTACCTTTTCACGTGCAATCTCGTTAAGACGCTGGATAAAATACTCGCGTTGTGCTTGTTCCATTTTTCGCTCCTTCTGTGTGTGTAAGTGTATATTATAGCACCAAACTGCAGGGCTGTCAACCCCTGTTTAATCGCCCCTGCAGTCTGTGTTCAGCTCTGGGCGCAGTGTACGCCGTAGTTCTACTTCCCGCTTGTGTGCAGCCGCTTTGCCACGCAGGGTCTCATGAACTAGTACTTCTATCTCGCTTTTGTTGTTAAGAGTCCGCAGTGCTTGGCAAAGCAGCCAGTCCTTGTTCTCCCGCTTGGCACGATAGAAGTGCTTGGCCGCACGTGCCAGCACTGACTTATTAATAGTTGTCTCTGTTTTGGCAGTGACACCTATGTAGCTAGCACCGTTGACACGCAACTCATAGATGATATGAGTGCGGTCTACTCGCTTTTTACGGATGGGCTTTTCTAAGTTCATGTGTATATTATAGCACCAAATGTCCAATCTGTCAACCGAATCCTAAAGCCCTTACGGGCCTTAGGGTCATGCGTTCTGCATGTACGTATTAATAAACAGTTCCCCCACATCGCAGCTTACGTAGTTGTCTCCCTGCATGCCCTGCTCGCTGTAGCTGACATCGCTGCTATCAAAGCCCTTAGCTGTAAGCAGCTCTTTAAGCTCTGTCATAAACTGTGCATCTGTGTAGATGAGACCGTGTTTAGCTGTGTCCCAGCTTGCTGCTGTAAAACGCACCCGCAGCTCGCCGAAGTCCAGCTCATCGTTTATATACGACAATTGCAGCCCTGTGACCTCTACTGCCTTAGCAGTGCTGCTCCAGTAGCCCTTGCCGTTTGTGTTTAGTGTTGCTGAGATCTTGTACATGCTTCGCTCCTTGTTAAAAACGTATTATAGCACACACTCGCCAAAATGTCAAGTGTGCTGCACAATGACCCTTAGGCTGTGTGGGTCTCTACAAATTGCATGAGCTCCTCGTAGGTGCTCTCGTACGCACACGCGATCTCGTCGTCGATCTCGTCTGTCTCTAAGTTGTCTCCCACGTACTTAACGGCCTCTACAAGTGTAAAGCCCGTGTCTCTGCAATAGTTTGCAAATACTACTAAATGATGTCTTGACATGTGTTTCCTTGTTAAAAACGTATTATAGCACAGTTAGCCCAAAATGTCAAGCAGTTGTTGTTCTGCTGCAACAAGGTCTACTAGCTTGTCGCTGTATACGTTGTCCTCGTCCTCGTCTGTGCTAACGTACACCTCTGCGTCTGCGATGTTGTTGCGCACAATTTCCAACAGGAAACTTGCTGTTTGTTTAGTTAACATTCTGAGCTCCTTGTTAAAAATGTATTATAGCAGCTTTTCAGCACAGTGTCAACCAAATGGGAAAAGACCCTAGGGGTTCCTGGGTTTCTCTGCTCTCAGCACTCTCTGCCCCACCCGCGCATGCTGCATGCTACATGGTGATCCACCTGAAAGCTGCGTAGACGATCACAGCTGCGCACAGCCAGACCCCCACACGCTGCATGGGCCACAGTGCTGCGTACCAACGTTTGAATGGATCCCACGGGTCCATGGGGTTAGGATGCTTGTACACTGTGATCTCCCTGTGCTGCTGCATGCTGCTGCGTTGATGGCCAGCCCTACTGGATTCGAACCAGTGGCCTACAGCTTAGAAGGCTGTTGCTCTATCCATCTGAGCTAAGGGCTGCTGCTGTTACACTGTAGTGGTGGGCCCCCCGTGAGTCGAACACGGCACCAATGGATTATGAGTCCACTGCTCTAACCAACATGAGCTAGAGGCCCGAAACTTGTTACTTGTTCTTGTATCCCTGAAGTGCATTCAGCTCTGCTGCTTCGTTCTCAGCTGTGGCACGAACTCCTGTAGCTACGAAACGATGCAGATCCTCCATGCGTTCCTGGAACACCTCGGGCGCTGCTTCAGCTGCACGGTTCATGTCATAGTCTGTGGGATAGTGTCGCAGACAGCTTCGAGCACGGTCTTTGATAGCTTTGGGGACACGGGGAGTTGAGAGAATCTCTTTTAGAAATTTCTCAGTTTGTATCACTGCACGGTATCTCTCATCTGGTAATGTCAATTCTCGGCTCCTAGATAACGCTCTTTTCTTAAGCATGTGTATATTATACGATCATTCCTGCAGATTGTCAATGGTTTTTGGAAGAATCATTTGATACAGCAGCGGGGCCTATGTCAACTTAGCACTAGATCAAGGCGTTATTATAGTATGAACAGACAATTCAGACTCAGTGTGTTAGAATCGTGGCAGCATTGCCACTGTGTAGATATGGTAGCACGTAGACTCAGAGCCGATCCTCACACTGTATATGACATCTTACACACATACTACAAGCTGGTATAAGCTAGTACACAGCTATGTAGCACTATAACCCCTGCAGCGGGGCCACTGTATAAGCACTGGTATCCAGTCTAGAACGCTGATCCAATGGTGAAAACACGTCAAATTAGACTGATCCCACGGTAGAATCTATAGTATATACGATCGCGAGGTCGGTGGAAGGAGAGGCTATGCTCAAATGGTCACACAATTCCACACTTTATTGCACTTTGTCACACTTTTTCCTATGATCTCGAGTCCCACGGCCAGCGTAGCGGCCTCTATACGCATTGCGAGGGTCAGTAAATCACACTTATGCGTGTAAACGCATATGTAGTCACACTGTGTGATCCATCGCAGCGGGGCCTGTGCGTACTATGTTATTACTAGACCCAATGTTTATGGGCTTCAGCACTCAGTAAAAACTACGCTGCCAACTACTCTTAATAGTTCTCTAGCGGCCCGCATGCCATTAGACTACAGTCATTACTATACCTATAACTAGACCCACTGCAAAACATACTGCACATATAGCTACTAGAGCGATCACATAGTTGCCATCATCCATTACTACACGAGTCAACCATTGTGGATATGTTATTGATAGATCCTGCCATTCTAGGATCAGTCTTGTGTATATCAAGTTCATAGTGTATTTAAATACATTCATGCCACGACTATATGCATTCGAACAAACGGTTCAGACTCCAATGCGCTGTTACGGTATACTTAACAGTGATCTAGATCATGGCGGACATCATGCTTGGTCTTGGGCAC